GTTAAGTATTTGCACTCGTTTTTCGATTAGCATTGTGTTCATGTTGAATTTCTTAAATTCAAACTGAATTATATCAAAAATATGTTGATTAGTTGTAATTTTAGTTGTATTTTACTTGATATTTTTACATTTTTCAATTTTTTAAAGTTATAATACATACAGCACGGCCTCCATCAATTAATTTTTGTTGTTTAAAAAAATTGCTTGGAGGTTCTTTCATCAAAAAGAAAGAAATTTTTATTTTTTTAATAAAATGATAAAATGAAATAGTTAGGTAGGAGTATGACTGTCCTCATATTTTCAACATATTTTAAAAGAATATGCCTACCTGACATTATGCTAACATAATGTAAATATGACTAGACAAGCAAAAAATAAACAAGTGGGGCGACCTTCTGATTATTCAGAAGAATTTGCCAATATTATTTGTTTAAAAATAGCGAATGGACAAGGCTTAGTTAAAATCTGTAAAGAAGATGGTATGCCTGTTCGTTCAACCGTGATGCTTTGGTTATTGAAATATAAGGAATTTTCGGACAAATACACACAGGCAAGAGAAGCGCAAGCAGATTTTTACTTTGAACAAATGCTTGATATTGCCGATAATATTGAAGGCGATATGATTCTTGATGAAAACGGAAATTCGACAGGAAAGTTTAATCACGAAAACATTAATCGTAGCCGACTCAGAGTGGATACAAGAAAATGGATTGTAGCTCGGCTTGCTCCTAAAAAATACGGGGATAGAATCGACTATGATCCGCAAGGTAATGATTGGACTGTGAATGGCATCCCCGTCAAAACACGGTAGAGAGCCGATTGAATTACCTACTTTGCATCAAGGACAACAAGAAGCGTATAACGCCTCAACTCGTTTTTTTGTTATTCGATGTGGGCGAAGATGGGGTAAAACAGCCATGATGCAAAACATTGCTTGTGGTGGAGCAGTGATGGGCGAAAAAATTGGCTGGTTTGCGCCAGACTATAAAATTCAATCAGAAGCCTTCCGAGAAATATCAGATTTACTTGCGCCAATGATTAAACAGGCGTCAAAAATAGACGGAATTATTCAAACATACACTGGTGGCAGAATTGACTTTTGGACACTAGAAAATGACCGTGCGGGGCGATCACGAAAGTATCACAAAGTTTTTATTGATGAAGCGGCATTTACTAAGCCCAATATGCCTAAAGTGTGGAGTAAAGCAATTAAACCATCATTACTTGATTATCAAGGCAGTTGTATTGCCGCTTCAACCCCTAATGGCGTGGACAGCGAGAACTTTTTTTGGCAAATATGCAATCAATCTGAACATGGATTTACTGAATACCACGCACCAACCTTTACGAATCCATTTTTACCAGCCGAAGAACTAGTAAAACTAGAAAAAGAAAATCATCCGCTTGTATTCAAACAAGAATACTTAGCTGAGTTTGTAGATTGGTCAGGCGAGGCATTTTTTAGTTTAGATAAGATATTAGTAGATAATCAACCTATACCATATCCAAAAAAGTGTGATGGCATTTATGCAGTCATTGATACAGCCGTCAAGGGTGGGAAAGAAAACGATGGAACAGCAATTGTTTATGTGGCAGTAGATAAATATAGTCAAAATCCCTATAATTTAATCGTTTTAGACTGGGATATTGTACAAATTGATGGTGCGATGCTTGAAAATTGGATGCCAAGCGTTTTTAATAGATTAGAAGATTTAGCAAGATTAACCAACGCAAGGGCGGGAGTGGTTGGAACATTTATAGAAGATGCGGCTGCTGGATCAATTTTAATTCAACAAGGTAGAGCAAGAGGATGGAACACGTTGGCGATTGATTCAAAATTAACTTCCGTAGGAAAAGACGAACGAGCAATTTCTGTTTCTGGTTATTATCATCAAGGATTGATTAAAATATCGCAATTTGCCTTTGATAAAATCGTCAATTTTAAAAATGCTAGTAGAAATCACCTTATTACACAAATCACCAGCTTTAGGATTGGTGATAAAGACGCTTATAAAAGAGCGGATGACTTGCTTGATGCCTTCGTGTATAGTTTAGCTATTGGCGTTGGTAATAAATATGGATACTAAGGATCGCTTATGTCCGATGTGACAATCAATAATACTTATCTTGGTGGAGAATTAATGGGCTTATTGAGATCAGAAAATATCCGTCCCGGATCACAAGCTGGCTATGATTTGTGCAAAACGATATGGGAATATCATCCTTTGGGCGGAAAGCTAGTAGAAAAACCCATTCGCCTTGCACTATCAAAGCCAAGAATTATTACGGTTGATGTGCAACCGAAAGAAATGTTAGTTGATGCTTTCAATAAAGAATGGGAGAAGCTAGGTGCTACTAATCATATTCGTGATGTTATGTTTATTAATCGTGCCTATGGTGCTGCTGGGATTGTCTTTGGGGCTGATAAAATTCCTACTAAAGACCCTATTGATCCTTGGATGCTTCCTGATCTTGAGTTGTATTTTAATCAGCTAGACCCTTTAAACATGGCGGGTTCGATTGTAACGAATCAAAATCCTAATGCGCCAGACTTCCAAAAGCCCTTAGCTTATACAACCGCAGCAGGTCAACCATATCACCCAAGCCGTGCCGTAGTCGTGTTTAATGGAACTCCTATTTACTTATCATTTCAATCTAGTGCCTTTGGTTATACTGGGCGTAGCGTGTTTCAAAGAGCGTTGTACCCGTTAAAGTCGTTTGTTCAATCCATGATAACCGATGATTTGGTTACGTTTAAGTCAGGTTTAATTATTGCAAAACAAAAACCTGCTGGCTCAATCGTGAATCGTTTAATGCAAACGGCTGCTGGAATTAAGCGTACTTATATCCAAGAGGGTGGTACTGGAAATGTTCTCTCAATTGATATTGACGAGGAAATTAACTCAATTGATCTTTCCAATACAGATAAGGCGATGACGATTGCTAGAGATAATATTATTGCAAATATCGCAGCCGCTTCCGATGTGCCAGCGATGTTGTTAAAAGATGAAGCATTTACTCAGGGATTTGGTGAAGGCACGGAAGATGCAAAAGCAATCGTTCAGTATGTTGAAGGAATCCGTACCGATATGGCATCTTTATTTAACTGGTTTGATAAAATTGTTCAGCATCGAGCATGGAATAAAGGATTCTTTGAATCAGTCCAAAATGCGTATCCCGAAATATACAGTAAGATGACCTATGAACAAGCCTTTTATTCTTGGCAAAATAGCTTTAAAGCAAATTGGGAATCACTCATGGAAGAACCGCCAAGCGAAAAAGTGAAGGTTGAGGATATTAAATTAAAAGGGATTACGGAAATTTTAAGGACAATTTTACCTGTTGCAGATGGGCAAAACCGAGCAGTCGCAATTCAGTGGGCGCAAGACAATTTAAACGAAATGACCGAAATGTTCCAAAGCACTTTACAATTAGATGCGAACGGAATTGCGGAGTATGAGCCGCCCGTTGAGGCGATGCCAAACGAAAAACTACCTAGAGCCAGTAATGTTTAGGAATAAAGAGCATTGATTTAAATGACTTTTTATGAAATCCTAACTACCGCCATCAATGACATTATCGAGCATGGCTTTGACTCTCAAAATCGCATAGAGTCATGGCTAAAAAAAATAAAAGATGCTGCTAATAAAGCGTTAATTTCTGATGCACAAATGCAAAAGGAAATGGAACGTGCTTTAAATACTGCCTATACCCGATTGGTTACAAAGGGCGGGTTAGTCAATAAAGAAGTTTCCAAATACACCATTGATCGACTAAAACCAAAACTTCGATCAGAGTTAGATCGTAGAATCATGGCTTCGGCAAATTTAATTAAATATCAACGGGAACAATCAATTACAGATGTATTGAGACGCTTTGAAGGTTGGGCGACATCTATTCCTAAAAATGGCTCTCAAGTGGTTGATAAAATTGCAGAAAAACAAAACATTAAAAAATCTTTAGCGAAAATGCCTTTTAATCAAAGGCGTATTATCATTGACCAGACACATAAACTTGTTGCCAATATTAATGATATTGTTGCAATTGATACTGGCGCAATCGCAGGGCTTTGGCATAGCCACTGGAAGAAAATAAATTACGATTACCGAAAAGACCACAAAGAACGTGACGAAAAAGTATATGTGATTAGGGGTAACTGGGCGAGTGAAAAAGGATATGTTAAAGCAATTCATGGATATACAGATCAAATTACAATGCCCGGTGAAGAAGTCTATTGTCGATGTTTTTACAAATACATTTATAGTTTGCGAAAGCTCCCAAAAGAATTTTTAACAAAAAAAGGTGAATTAGCGTTACAATCATCAAATATAATGTAGGGTAGTCTATGCCTTTTGAATCCAACGCTCAACGAAAAGCTATGTACGCAGCCGCTAAAGGCAAGAGCAATATTGGCATCCCTCAAAAGGTTGCAAAAAAATTCATTAAACATAGCGAAGATAACTCTGGCGATTTCCCAGAAAATCCAACTGTATTATCTACTCCTGAATTTAAAGAAGATGAAAGCTCTGACATATCAGAGGCAAGAAATCAATTAAAATCAATTCAACATGAAGTCGCTGAAATTGCAAAAATCATTATTCAATATAAAAAAGATAACGATATTGAGGTTAAATTAGGTCAATCTCAAAATGTGCCTCGATTTGGTGAAGATTCGGAAGCATGGGAAACCAAAGAAGGCAAAAACAAAAACGGTGGCTTAAATGAAAAAGGGCGAGAATCGTACAATAAATCGCATCATGCTCATTTAAAAGCACCACAACCCGAAGGTGGGTCAAGAAAAGCATCTTTTTGCGCTCGTATGAAGGGCATGAAAGAAAAGTTAACATCGTCTGCAACCGCCCATGATCCCAATTCACGAATCAACAAATCGCTTCGCAAATGGAAATGCGATGATATGCGTTCGCAGATGATTCGCATCGTTGACGAATTAACCGATTATGTAAATGATGACCCTTGCTGGAGTGGATACGAGCAATTTGGGATGAAAGAAAAAGACGGCAAAAAAGTCCCTAATTGTGTGCCTGATGCAGCCGATTTAGTAGCAAAAACTCCCGAAGTGATTATGCCTATCGCTAACAATGCTGGCGCACAAGGTAGAGCATCGGGTATTATGTTTATTACTGGCGATGGCGAAACATTACTTATTCGCAGAGGTTCGGGTGGTGATTATCCGAATACTTGGGCCGTGCCGGGCGGTCATCAAAAAGAAGGCGAAACGCTTGAAGATGCCGCCCGCAGAGAAGTTTTAGAAGAAACAGGAATAGACTATAAAGGCAACTTAGAGAAATTACATGATAATGGTCAATTTTGTACATACATTGCTAGAGATTTTCAAAAAACAGATGTAAAATTAAATTACGAATCAACGGGTTATGACTGGTGTGATCCGCACAATCCGCCATTACCGTTACATCCGGGGCTAGATATTGCTTTTAAGATTGCAACCGCAAAAACAGAAACCGATGTAGCGGAGTTGATGGCACAAGATTTATTGCCAAGTCCACAAATGTATGCGAATATTATGTTATTGGCAATTCGTATTACTGGTACTGGCTTGGCTTATCGTTCAAGCATTGGTGAGAATGTGTGGCGTGACCCATCATTGTATTTAAATGATGACTTTTTAAAGCGTTGCAATGGGTTAATGGTCATTATGGATCATCCCGAAACCGCAGTCTTAACTTCAAAAGAATTTAAAGATCGTGCGGTTGGTTCAATTATGCTTCCTTACATCAAAGGAGACGAGGTTTGGGGTATTGCTAAAATTTACGATCAAGACGCTGTAAATGAGATTCTTGAAGGCGAAATTAGCACATCCCCTTCTGTAGTATTTGACAATACTTCAGGAAACACTACACTAACGACTGAGAATGGTGATCCACTCTTAATTGAAGGTGTCCCATTCCTTTTAGATCACATAGCAATCGTCACGAAGGCTAGAGGCTCTAAAGGAGTATGGGATAAGGGCGGCGATGCCGCAGGAGTTCTTTTAAATAACCAAGAGGTGTCTGATATGAATGACAATACGATTGCACCAAAGGCAGATGCCCAAGGTGATAAGCTGGATGCTGTACTCGCAATACTAAGCGATTTGGTTGCAAGAGTGGACTCAATGGAGAAGGATTTACCTGCTCCTCCATTAGTTACTGCTGCTGATAAAAAACGTAAAGACGATGATGATATGGCTTGCGATGATGACGATGAAGAATCCGAATCTGAAGCAAAACAAATCATGGAGCGCAAAATGGATTCTAAAAAACGTAAAGATGACGATGACATGAAAAAGCATCGTAAAGATGACGATGATGAAGAAGCCATGAAAATGCGTAAAGATGCTAAAAAGCGCAAAGATGCAGAAGGCTCTGATCCAAAAGAACACGGAAAGGCTGGCGAAATTAAACCTGATGATGAAGGCGAAATGGAGCATCCCGGACACATGAACTTTAAAGATGATGACGAGGAAGAAGCGATGAAAGCAGATGAAGAAGCGGCTAAATATGCTGATGCACAAGCAAAGGCGGATAGCGTTTTTGCTTCTTTTGGTAAATCAGCTTCAAGACCACTTCAAGGCGAAGGTCTTATGTCTTATCGCAAACGCTTATTGCGTGGCTTACAGGCATATTCTGACAGCTACAAATCGGTTAATCTTGCGAAAATATCAGACGTTCAATTATTAAATATTGCAGAAAAACAAATATTTGCAGACGCTTTAGTTGCCGCTAAATCGCCAACAATGTTTGCCGCAGATCAATTGATCGAAATCAATGAAAAAGATCGTGCTGGTCGTACTATCACGAAGTTTAAGGGTTCAATGGAAGCATGGTTAGGCGATTTTAAAGTCCCTTCTATGCGTGTCAAAGAATTCCATTTGTTTAACAATAAGCGATAAGGAATTAAATTATGACTGCACAAATTTCTCTACAACCAATGGTAACAACCACTGCTGCTGGATTATTTAATACCAACAGTAACGGTTTTACACAAGGTGATGCACTAGACGATCCATCAGTTAAGTTTTTTTTAGCTGGTGGTGTTTTTTCAACTGCGGCAACTACCCCTCTTTGGGGCGGAGTGCCGATTACTGAGTTAATTCCAAGTTTACAAAATGGATATTATTCACAGCCACAACCCGGTACAGATAGCTTAGGAAGCACCGTTATTCAAGCGACAGTTTCTTCTGCGCCAACTGGAATTGCTGTTTATAATCAAGCGTTTGGTGGTATCACAACTCCGCAATCAACTGCGCCCTTGTTTTCTCCCGGAATGTCTGTAAACTTCTATCGTTTCGGTAGTGGCGCAAGAATCCCATTGCCATGCGATGCTTCGATTGTGGCTTTGGATGGATCATCTGTAACCGAAACTGTATATTGGGACACTACCAACTTTTTATTGACTACTACATCAACAAGTAATTTTGCAGTACCTTGCAAAATTCTTCGCACAAGTACAGCCAATAATAAATTAGTATCGTATTCAAGCGGTACTGGTAATGCTAACTGGACTTCAACTGGCTATATTGCCGTTGTTTCAATTTAAAGGAAAATTATTATGTCAGGTTTTGCTCCATCTTTCGTAACAGTAAATCCGCACTTTATGATGCCTGAGTTGATTACGCAGTACAGCTTGGCTTCGGGTGCTTTTACAACTCTCGCCACAGAAAATCCAATGCCTCGTCTTGGGGAAGCGGATTTGTACGTTTATGCTAAAAAGATTCAATTAACGACACAAGTTAATGCGAATCAATCTACTGTAAACCAACTGCCAAGCGCATCTGTCATTCCTTCAATGATTTCTACTGCAACGTACCGTTTGCAAACAAGAGCTCAATATGACAACTTTGATGAAGCCGCAACGGGCGCATGGGGATATTCACTTCCCCAAGCAATGCGTTTAGCTGCTCGTCAAGGTATTGCTCAACAATTGCGTAATAGTCTGTTGTATGGCTACAACCCTGCAAATGGAGAAGGACTCGTTAATGCCAACGGTGCTACTCATCAAGTATTGGGCAGTGATACGCAAGGTAATACTGGATATAGCACTTGGGATAGCGGTCAACTTGCACAGTACCTATTAAACATGATCGGTAGTTTAAAGGTGTCCACCTTGCAAATTGGTCAACCGTTGCGCTTGGTTTTCCTTGCGCCACAACGGTTTATTAGTCAAATTAGTTACTCTGGCGTAGTGTCTTTGACGCAATTCCAGCGCATCGGTGCTGGTGTTGAAACTGCCGCTGGATTAGTTGAAACAGTGGCTCAATGGGCTGGTGGCGATAATGTTTCATTTGCTGCTGATGATACATTAATCGGTCAAGGTGCTGGTGGTACAGATTTAATTTTGCTAGTTGCTCCAGAATTAAATATTCCAAAAGCAAATTCGCAAATTAATACCAACATTTTTGCAAGTTTAACACCTAACCAAACAGCAACTACATTGATGCTAACAGACGTATCCGCCCCAACTGAAATTCCTACGCCAATCGCAGACGGTGGTATTACCACCCTTTATACGATGCGTAGTACTTCAGGCTGGGCGCTTCGACCAGAAGGAGTGAGTTTGTTATCTGCTGCGTATTAATGTGTAGATAACATCAAAAATCCCCATTTATTTGGGGTTTTTGTTATAGTTGTATTACTTGTGTCAAGCCGAGTAATAGAATCAATGGGAGGCAGGGAGTCTTTAAACAGATTCCGCTTGATCTGCCTTCCACCCAATATTAGGGAAATATGATGAAACTTTATGTCGCAAATTGCAGTAAACAAGACTTTAACTTTACTTATATGCTTCTTGAAAATCCCAAACCGTTCCATCATCGTATTCGAGCTGGCGGACAATGGGAGATCATTGGCACACCTACTGAAATAGACCATATTATTAATCAACATTCGATTTATGGAATGATGGAAGCAAACAAGGTAAAAAAAGGTTTTGGCGGAATTGCTTATCGTATTGATAAGACCATTAATGTTGAAGCAATCGAGGCTGGATTAAGTCAAAGCGATCAAGAAGCAATTGATCGAGCGCAAAATGCTCGCAATCTTACGGCTGCGGCAGCAGATCAGATAATTGCAACAAAAGCGCAAGAAATGGGTTTGCGTCAAACTTCGGGTCTTGAAATTGAAGTCGTTGAAGAAAAACGTAACGCAGGAGATCAAACTGAAAAGTTTGAACAAACAATTCAAGTAGTTAGAGAAGGTGTTGAGCCAATTAAAAATAGAGGCAGACCTCGAAAGTAGTTAATTAATATAGGTAGATTGAATAATGAGTGATCCCATTGCTTCTCCGCCAACGCTTCAAGGATTCATAGCATGGTCTAGGGCTGTGATGGGAGTTCCAACCACCGCAATTGCTGACAATGATATTGGATATGCGTATGCGTTTCAAATTGCCATTAATCTTGTGCCTATGGATTTTGCGATTTATTCACCAGACATTTACACCATAACAGTTTATAACTGGGGCGGAAGTAATTTATTGCAATTTCAACAAGATATTGCAGGTCAAACATTTTTTACAACCGCAAGAGCAAGCTACGGAATGAATAATTTTGTTGCTGGCGTAATTAATTCCGCTGGCGATGTTAGTACAAGCGAATCTTTAACCATTGGCAAAGGTTTACAAAATCTTACATTATTAGACCTTCAAGCAATTAAAAACCCTTATGGTAGGCAAGCCCTTGCGTATATGCAAACATTGGGTACTCTTTGGGGGATAACATGATCCTTCATTTAGGCGTAATTGATGTACCTGAGCCGGGCGGAAATACGACACATGGCGTAGCAACAATTTTAGAAGAAAAATATGGATTGTTTTCAGTATTCGCCCAAGTCTATGAAAAAAAAATCGTTGATAGCTTAACAGAAAGCATGGCTGGTTCATTGGAAACATTACTTCAAGGGGGTAATGTCAAAAATCCATATCAAGACGCTACAAGCGAAATAGAGGCGTATTTTAAAAACTTTTTAAGTTCCCAAGAGGCTGAAAAACAAGGTATTCCCGGAACGCCAACTCAAGCGGCTTTAGAGGGTCGAAGTATTCGATTTAAAGGAAAGTTTAATGCTACAAATTATGTGGCAGGAAAACGGGCTGGGTTTACGAGAAAAGTCGGGGTTCGCAGGCCATCATTTATTGATTCAGGCGTTATGCAAGCATCGTTTAAATCGTGGGTTGATTAATGGCAACTGTTGAAGAAACTTCAAGCGCAAAACCTCAGCTTGCATCAGGATTAGCTGAGGGCGTTAATACCTTATCAGGTAATGAACAAATTACATTTACATTGTATGTGAAATTAGTTTTACCTTTAGATGGATATGTCTTTTGGGTTAATGCGGCACTTTTAACAAATACCGCCATTTATAACGCTTCTCAATATGATCGCCTACTTTATGACAATTACAACGGTGCAACACCATCTAAGACAATTACTGCTCAAGGCTCATTTCATTTGGCGCAAGAATTACATCAACTGGATGATCGCTATACAACTTATAATCATATTACCTTCACTTCTTTACAGCCAATCCAAGATTTTAATTTAATTAATCCGCAACTCATTTATGTTGCGGATTATCAAGGGGTAAAGTTCGCATTTAGTCGCCGTGATAATTTTTATAAACAAGCTGATTTATACCATTATCGTGGCGATGCGTTGTATTCAATCATGGATACGCAACTTATTGATTCTATGACGGATTTTGATACGCAAAGCGTAATTGTTTCCAATAGTTTGCCGATTTGGCTCGCTTTAAATCAATATTTTCCTATGTATCCATCGTATTTAGTTGAACAGAATTTACCGCCCGTATATGCTTCCGTTGATATTGCGCCAACAAATACAGAAGCAATTGGTCAATTTCCAATTATTAATAATATATTAATCAATGGCGGTACTAGCCCAAGTACACAATCAAGTATTAATCAATTGGTAAGTGATACGGTTAAAATATCTATATATGGCGTCAGAAATAATGAGGCGTTAAATTTTTTAAATTATGTATTTCAATATAGTTTAAACACTGATAATATTGGAATACAAAATATGCCAATTATTCAAGATGAAAAAGTAACACAGCCTGAATTTGGCATTATAGCGATGAAGAAAAGTGTTACTTTTAAAGTGAGTTATTATCAAAACACAGTAAATAATGTTGCATTACAATTGATTAAATCAGCTTTTATTAGTTATGCACCAACAGAAATAGTAGTACCAACTTAACGCAAGTGTAAAAAGGAGTTTTAAAATGGCAATTACCTCAAACCCAGCAGTTATAAATGGCGCAGCAATTACAGCGCAAGGAATCAATACTTTTTTAAATATCTCAACCGCCACCGCAATAAAGTCAAGTAAAGGGCGGATTGTAAAAGTCAATGTAACAACTGCGGGTTCGGCTAATGGCGCAATTTATGACCATCCCACAACCACTGGAATTGGAGCGTCAAATTTAGTTGGTGTAATTCCTGATGTAATTGGTACTTATTCATTTGATTTTCCTTGTGCAACGGGTATTGTGATCGTTCCACCAACAGCAGGTGTTGTTTCCGTTAGCTTTAATTAATTAGGAGTTAATAATGACAACTCAAATTGTTACAGTTAATGTAACGCAAACTCTTGCTCCAGCACCAAACACTTTGCAACGAACAGGTGCTTTAGTGAGTCAAGGTGCGACAACATTAACCACCAATACTACCGCACTTTTAACTCAGCCTGCTGATTTATCGACTATTTTAACTGGGGCTGTTTCAATCACTTCGATGACAACAAGTGGTACAGCACCTAATGTAACAGTAACCGTCACAACCACAACACCTCACAAAATACCGACTGGCGACACCATACCGGGGATTATTGCTGGCGTGACACCTGCTGGTTATAACGGTACTTATCAAATTACATCCACGGGTACAAATACATTTACTTATGTATTAACAACTAATCCGGGTTCTGTAACAGCGCAAGGTGTTTTAACTCTTGAATCCGTGCAAGAATTAGTTGCGATGGTAACAACTTATTTTGCTCAAGGTACTGCAAATGCCATTTATGTACTTGAATTAGGCTCAGGCACAGGAGCGCAAGGTGTAACAGCTTTAAATAATTATATTATTGCTGATCCTAAAAAGTTTTATGCTTATGCGGTGACGCAAGAAATGTCATCCGATTCATCATTTTTAACTTTTGCAAAAAATTACGAATCAACAACTTCTCAAGTTTATTTTTGGGTAAAAGAAGTGATTGGGGCTTATGGCGTATTTAAAGGTGTTAAATCAGTTGTTTCAATGCTTCAAGATGCAACTGCGCCCGTCACCGAATGGACTCCTGCGGCAATGTTATACAATGCGCTAAATTACAATCCAAGCGACACCAACAAAGTTGCGCCAATGGCGTTTCAGTATATTGTTGGGGTTACAGCATTTACTGGAACAAACGCACAACAAGAATTGCTTAAAACAGCAAACGTAAATTATGTTGGTACTGGCGCAGAAGGCGGAATTAGTAATACGTTGGTTTTGTGGGGATTCACAGCAGACGGTCAAGATTACACTTACTGGTACTCAGTTGACTGGGTACAAATTAACGTGAATTTATTTATTTCTAACGCGATTATTAATGGTTCAAATAATCCAATTAACCCACTCTATTACAATCAAGCTGGGATCAATACTTTGCAGAAAGTAGCGCAAGGGGTAATGAACTCAGGTATAGCTTATGGATTAGTTTTAGCACCAGTAACCGTTAATGCAGTTTCATTTAATACTTATATAACGAATAATCCAAGTGACTATGCAATTGGTAAATATGCAGGTCTTTCTGTAACATATACGCCAGCTAGAGGCTTCATACAAATCATATTTAATGTGAATGTATCCAGTTTCGCTTTGGCATAAAGGAATAAATTATGGCATCTCCACTCATTCAACAAGGTACATTAAATAGACTACGGGCAAGCGTAGTTTATTCAACCAATCCAACACTTAATATCACCGCCCCCTACTTAGCAAGAGAGGCAATTAGCATCTCTTTCGAGGGGGACTCTGGCTTGCTTATTCCAACTTTAACAGGTGGCGTTACTTCGCCTGAGCCGTATCAAATGGCTACCGTGACGATTAATTTGTTAAAAAGCCAACAATTAGCCAATGTGTATAAAACACAAATCGAAACAAATGTGAATGTCGGTGATGTAGCAATTATTTCAGATGCGGCAACTTTAGGAGATTACGATTTAACGAATTGTATTCTTAAAGGTGTTCGTGATTTGACGTTTGATGGAAATGTTGCTGGTTTTGTTGTTACATTTACTGGTATTTATAACATCAATTCAACTCTTTGGAATATTTAATTGAATGAAAATTAATCGAGCCTTGAACTTAGTTATTCCGATTGAATCGGAAAAAGGACAGCTATACGTTCACAGCACTCCTATTTCCCGTGAGATATTTGAACAATATTTTTTGGTTATTTCCAAAACTTTTGCCGCAATTTTCTCAGAAGGTCTTGGGGCAATTGCGGGAACTAGAGTGGCGTATTTGATGCTTAAACAAGTTTCTGAAAACATGGGTATATGGACGGGAACTTCTGGGGTCAAGGCTGGATTAGTGAATGAGATTATTCGATTGTCAAATGTAATGATACCTTCTGAGAAGGGATGGAAAAGCATTCCTTTGCACACAGCAATAGAAAAAGGCATGATTGATAGCGAAACTGTCGCAGAAATTGAAGGTGAACTTGTTTTTTTTACGTCAGTATCCATGATGAACAAAAGAAATCAGATAGCGAGCATTATGGATACGGTGAATGGATTATGGGGTTCGCAAACAACATTATTAAATGTTATGGAATACATGAATTCCTTGACGACATCGACAGAGGTAGAGAGTTTTGGCGAGATGGAGACCACCTCGTCTCTGCCTGTTTAGATTTTGTTGCAGGAAAAGGATTTTCTAAGTTTTTTGAGGACATTGATATAGACTTTAAGTCAAGCGCACATGAGTTTCGTCAACGACATATTTTAAGAGCATTACAGGGGAAAAATGGTCACTAAAAGCGTAATTGATATTGAAGTCAATGATGAAAAATTTAAGAATTTTCAACAACTTTTTCAAAAATATCAAAATTCATTAAAAAAAATGCCGGGTCAATGGGGGAAGATTAATCAATCCGCCAATTCACTACAAGGCAATTTTAATAAAATTCAACACGCTTTGGATAGTATAGCGTCACGTCTCGATAAAAATTACAAAACATTACAAAATACAGATCAAGTCGTAAATAAAACAGATCAACATTTTCAAAGCATTGGAAAGTCAGCGGCTTCAATTAGTAAAAATATTTCATCTGCTACTTTTAATTTATTAAAATGGGGTAGTATTGGTCTAGCAACAGGCTTAATTGGGGCTGGTGGTGGTTTATTTGGGCTTGCAGGATTAGCGTCTGGTGCTGGTAACACAAGAAAACAAGCGCAGGGTATTGGCGTTAGTTCTGGTGAATTAAAAGCAGCGCAAATCAACTATCAAAAATACACAGAAGTTGATTCTTTATTAAACAAACTTGCCAACGCTCAAACAGATATTACAAAACAATGGGCATTTAGCGCATCACAAATAAATGCAAATCAAAGTGTAGCGCAGATGC